TCACTCTAACTATGTTTGTTCCGCCTTGTGTTTTATGCCAGAATTTTAATTCTTGTCCTACATACTCTCCATTTGGAAGGTCATATGTAGCTCCTGTAGTAACAAAATGGTTTGTTTTACTTATATCAACTGGTCCGGCTGCTTCTTCGGTATGAGATGCTTCTTTTACTACATTATTATTAAACTTAAGATTTTTACTAGTTCCTACAGTTTCAAAACCAATACTTGTCTGACCAGAATCAAAATATAAACTATTATCACTTAAATATAAATGTCTTACTTTATATTCTGCACTACCAATATCATATGTGGCGTTTGTATCAGGAATAAGATGAAAGTTCCACCCTCCATTCAAATAAGAAGCAACACCAGCAGAATCCAATCCACTACCACCACTTGACTGTGCTACCCAATCATAATCAGTACCAGTCCAACTTAAAACTTGACCTGATGTTGCACCACTTACATTTAGGTGCGCATCTGTATTTCCGTTCAAAGCAGCATCATTTGCTAATTTATGCCAAGAACCGGCATGAGCAAAATACATAGCGCCGTCAGCATGGCTGTGTGCAATTGCACCATGATAAGTTGAAGCATTGGGGAATGATCCTTGATTGGAATATAAGAAAGGTATTACTGCCGTTGTAGTAGTAGTGTGTCCTCTTTGTACAACATCATTTAAAGTACTTGTTTCAGAACCTATTTGAACATATCCACTTAAATCAGCAGGTCTGAAAGTAAATACTCCAGTTGAACTATCATATGAGAGAAACCCACCAGCACTTGCACCCATAGTCGTAACAGAAACACTTGATAAATTATTACTAACATCTGAATCCCAAATATAGTCCGATCCATTCCATTTTAAAACATCACCATTGCTAGCAGTACTCACATTTAAATGAGCATCAACATTTGAATTTTGATAATTTCCAGTCATGCTTTGTCTTGATTGAACATAACTAGAATCAACTATTGAATTTATGTATGTGGTATCAATGATTCCCAATACATTTGCTGAATCTACTTTTGAGTTTACTCTTGTTTCTAAGTCAGTAAAATTGCCATCCATTTCAGCAAATGTCAACGCTCCATTTTTACTGCTTCTTAATACGATAGGCATTTTTATTCTCCGTCTGTTTCGATATAGCTTTCGCCATTTTCTATTACTATATAACCATCTTCCACATAACGAGCATCAGGTCCATATTCAGCAAAATCTTCGTCTATTACTGTTGTAAAGCCAAAGTTATCCGTAGGCCGTGCATTTTCTGGATTGATAGTAGTCGTGTGTCTTTGGAATAGTGGATCATTCTCAGATTGATTTACTAATTGATGAACATCAGTAGTTGCTTTACGAATAATATTAGATTTATGTAATGGTCCATAAAAATTAGTTGTCATTATAAAATCTAATGTATAAATTATAGTTCTTCTATTTTCCAGACTTCCTTCAAAGTCGTCACTAAACGATACTGATTGTATAGTAATAGGCACATCTTCTTTTATCGTTGGATCTTCTTCAACAGGTTTAATCGTCACTGAGTATTGTGGATTAAAATAAGGTAATATCTGTTCCACAATTTGTAATGCATCATCCTGATTCTTTGCATAAACATTTAATTGGAAAGAAATTAAATATGGAACAGGCTGATATATTTTATATCTTTTATCAATATCTGTAGGTAGGTCTCTATTGAAATTATTTAGTTTAGGTAATTTTCTTGTAGTGTCATATTGAAATGAAGTAATTTCAAAAGACATTCTTGGTAGTTTTAAAGCTACTGTACTATCATTTCTTAGATCAGGATTTGTTCTGATACGTTCAAGATATTTTTCTCTTGGTGCATAGGCCAATGGAACTTTTACTTGACTAAGCACATTACCGGATGAGTTTTTACGAACAACATAGATGTCATTAAATATTGTACCAAAAACTGCTACTGATTTTTTAATTCTTTGGTGATAGAAATATTCAAACATTATGTATCCTCCGCATCACCAAATGGATTCTTTTCACTAAAGTCTAAGAAATTCAATACTGTCATATCACTAGATGTAGTGTCAAATGTATCATTTTGAGCTTGCACTGTTCCAGCTGATATTGAATCACCTATTGCTAAAATTCTTCTTCTTACATCACTGTCTGTTTGTTGTATTCCAATATAAGGAGTTTCAGCTCTGTCATTAATAAGCCAAGTTGAATAGAAAGAATCAGGATCACCAGTATTTGTGAGATGGAATATGGCATAATCACCACTATCAGCTCCAACATGAATTAGATCTAAAATATTAGTTTCTGGATTGTATCTTAGAACCTCACCTCTCATAGTGATGCCATCAGATCTTCTTTGTGTTACTTCCTCACCGATAAAGAATTGAGGAATTATAGATGCCGCACTGTCACCAGCATCATTAAGCCGTAGACTGGTTTTATAAGCATTTCTTTCAACTTTATCAATTCCCTGAATACCAGTATCAAAATCTTCTTCGCTATATTCAAATAACTCACAGCGTAATTTAAATACAGGTAGATTACTTAATTGATAAAAAGGTTGCTCGTGCTCAACATGCATAATTTGAAATAATTTATTAGTCATAGCTAAATAGATTAAATCGCCTTCAGCAGGTCTCATTAAATCAACTTCATAGCCAAGTTGATTAACTACCATTTTAAATCTACGTCTTGAAACTACAAAGGTAGCGGCATCTCTTATTTCAACACCGAACCTTGTAAAGAGATCACCTTCTCCATCAAAGCCATCTATATTTTCAATATACATTTCTATTTTGTAGGCTGAGCCAAATTTTGATGGAATATCTTCACCCAAAATAGTATTTTCATTTACGATCGTTCTTGGTAGATAATATACATCTTGACCATATATCTTCAAACTCTCTATGACAATGTCTTCATAGAGATTCTGTTCTGATCTTACTTTTTGGCTAAAATGTAAACTAGTGGCCATTTATCATCCTACAAAAAAGTCTGGTGGCATTTCATGCTCAAGTCTCATATTCTCTTCAAGATTTTGAATATCTTGCATTGCATCCTCATAAATTTGTCTACCATTAAGTGTGACTCCGCCTGGTAATTGCATGCCCTCAAACTTAATTAAATTTTGTCCCCATTGTCTTTTAAACAGAGCTGTTGTATAGTTCTTTATAAATTTATCGTTATATACAGAAGTAAAAGTATCTGGATTTATGATTTTATATACTTCCATGACTATATAATCATCGGCTTGTATATCTTTATTTCCAAACTCTCCATGAATATAAAGTCTATGCTGATGTCTTGAGAATTGTACCTGAGGATGGCCATTTAATTTCATATCAATAGTTGCAAGATATTGTTGCATTTGAGTATAATAAGCTAGATCACCCATAAAATTTTGCAGATCCGCGATGTCGTTGAGCATCATTTGATATTTAACACTAAACATGTCAGCACTATTATTGATTGACCCTGAAATAGGAAAGAGTCTTGAAACTATATCAATGTCAGTAGGAATATCAATATATGTATTTGCTACATCTGTAGCAGTAACTTGATGAGTATGATAAGTTCTTAACGTCGCATCTGAATGAAATTCTTGATAGAATTCAAATGCTTCATCTACTCTATCTTCTAGTTGGTCTGGATCTACATTGACTTCTATAACTGGTTCACCCAGTCTCCTTAGGCAATGCTCTATCAAACCATCACGTGATGTAACTGCAGCCATGTTTTTTTCCTCAATAGTATTTGCTACTATTTATAAGGAAAAGCATTTAAACTTTAAATTAACCTTTTAATGCGCGTTGAAACCAGATGGAACGCTGTAAACGACATTACTACCTACATTAATCGTACCTTCGTTAGTACGATCAATGGATTCCCCTTGGCCAAACATAAGTTTAAATGCAGTTGTGCTTGACGTACCCACAGTAAAGCTAGATGTTGTTGTGCTTGGGTCTTGATACCAACTTCCATTTACACCAAACCAAACTTCTCGAGTGGAGGTGTCATAGGCTATCATTATAATGTCGCCAGTGTTTCGAGCATCTGTTAAACCAGTAGACGTACCACCAGGGTTTATTCTACTATCGTAGGTATAAATACTGTATGTTCCTGTATCGTTATATCCTACACCAGTCGTCAGTGTTGCATCGCAAAGACCAACAAACATATATTGAGTAATATTAGAGCCTCTTACGATTTCTAAATACTTTTTCCCTGTAGCTAGCGTACTGGATAATTTTGACCCTCCGGTGTTAGTCTGACTTACGGTGAAATCGTAACTATTCGTCCCATTCGAATTAAAACCATCTGCAGTTGATGTCGTAATGTCTGTTGAGAAGGATAAGTTTACAGTTGTTGTAGCCAAAGAAACTTGTGCACCATCTGTCGCTTTAGTTCGAAAAGTAAACGCACCGGCATGGGCAGTATTTGTTGAAGGCGTTAGCGTAAAAACACCATCGCTTTCAGTTACATTTGTAATCTGATTCGGAAGTGAGCTTGCGGTGTATACCGTAGAATCACTAAAACCATCCCAATCATAAGTAACAGGAAAACCGGCTTCATCCACTGCCTCAGCAGTAATAGTTGATGTTGATCCGCTGGCACTTAGAAATAAAGTTGATGGAGGCAATGTAACAAAACGAGGACTTACATTAATTCCATGCTGAACTCTTTCCCATTTTGTCCCATCCCAAATATGCAAAGCTTTTTTATCACTTGTAATTTTTAAATCACCGACAGTGTTACCAGTAGTAGGTAAAGCAGCACTATTAGCAACAATGGATACACCTATGTCATCTGGTAAAGTTTCTGAAGTTATTTTATTATCGCCACCTAATAGTTTTGCGAGTGATAAAGCTTTACTTACCATTACTGAGCCCTTATCTTGAGATTACCGTTTATGAGTGACTTGATGTCTAGTCTGTTTGGAGATGGAAATTCTGCGATATAATCTGTACCAGCCACTGCTTCTCTTACAAGTGCTTCCGCATCATAGTTAATCGTGACACCGTCTGAGACTGGTGATACTCCAGAAGCTGCATAAGGAGCAATCATTAAGTCTAGCGTATCAGCGCTGTCTTGACTGAAGTGATAACCATCAGCCACTGCGTCTAATTGAGCCTTGTTCATACGATTAAATGACTGAGATGTTAAAGCTTGTTGCAGCGTGGCATGTTCGTTGTTGTTTGTGCCATTGACCCAAGTTTCTGATGTGCCATAGCCAATAGTAGTTGAACCCGTAGAATATTGATACACTGTTTCATAATCGCTACCAGCAATATACATTTTCTGACCGTTGTTGCCGAAACATATTCCATATGAAGTATTATCTTGTGAAGATACATCATATGATACTAATGGAGAAGATATAGAAGCAGTACTTATGTCAAAAGCAACACTTAAATTATGTAACTCAACTTTATCATTGCCGGACTGGTTAAGTATGAATAATTTAGTACCATCGCTACTAAAGGCAAAGCTTTCACTATATGCTGTAAAAGTATATGCATCAACATAAGTTAAATTAGTTATGTCCCATGCTGTTGAAAGAGTATATTCGTGAATTTTGTATCCATTTCTATCAATGGAAAACATTTTAGTCCCGTCATTATTAAAATTAAAATCAAAAACAGTTGTCTGAGCGTTGCTACTAACAGTGGTTAAAGCAGTGCTGGTTGTTCCTGAGCTTGCAGTTGAAAGATCATAAGCAGTACTAAGATCAAAACTTTCAACTTTAGATGTATTAGCATCACAAATAAATACTTTGTGGCCGGTAGAAGAAAATCTACATGATGTAGGAACGGTTCC